CATTTCGAGGTGCTGGAGGTGGTGCGCAAGCAAGTGCGCGCCCACCTGACCGAGGTGGCCCGCGCCGGCGTGCGCCTGGCTGAGGTCACCACGCTGGAGAGCCTGCCGGCGGTCGTGCTGGCCTATCAGCGCTACGGCGACGCGACCCGCGCCGCTGAAATCGTTACGCGTAACAAGGTCGCACACCCGGGGTTCTTGCCTGCAGGGGTGCTGTCCGTCGCTCAAGAGTAAGCCTATGGATGAAATGAATGCTGTCACGCTGAGCGTGAACGGCCTGGACTATCGCGGCTGGAAGAAAGTCAGCATCAGCGCGGGGATCGAGCGGCAGAGCCGTGATTTTCGCCTGGGGGTGACGTGGCGCTGGCCCGGCCAGGCGGTAGAAATCCCGGTGCGGCAGGGTGACCACTGCGAAGTACGCATCGGCGACGACCTGATGCTGACCGGGTGGGTGTTCGCCACGCCGATTAGCTACGACAGCCGTAGCGTGGAACGGTCGGTGTCCGGCCGCTCGCTGACCGCTGACCTGGTGGACAGCTCGGCGGTCAACAAGCCCGGGCAGTGGCGCGGACAGAGCGTGCAGAAGATCGTCCAGGCGCTGGCCGAGCCCTACGGGGTCAAAGTGCTGAGCGAGGTGGCCGAAACCACCAAGCTGGCCGACCACCAGATCGAGCCGGGCGAAACGGTGTTCGAGTCGATCGACCGGCTGTTGACGCTTTCCCGTCTGCTGTCGACCGACGACGCTCGGGGTCGGGTGGTGATCATCAAGCCCGGCAGTGCCGGCCGAGCGGTTGATCGCCTGGAATTGGGGCAGAACATCCTGACCGGCCGCGCCGAGCTGGATTTCTCCGGGGTGTTCTCGGAATACCGCGTCACCGGGCAGCGCTCGGGGTCTGACGGCGCCTACGGAGAGCAGGCCAGCGAGGTCAAGGCCGAACTGGCCGACCCACGCGGCACCCGTCACCGCGTGCTGCTGATTCATGAGAGCGGCCAGATGACCCCGGAGCTGGCCCAGGCCAGGGCCAACTGGGAGCGCGGCAGCCGCATGGGCAAGGCGCTGACCCTGAACTATCAGGTGCAGGGCTGGCGGCAATCCAACGGCGCGCTGTGGCTGCCGAACATGGTGGTGCGGGTGGTCGACCCGCTGATGGGCATTGATCGCGACATGCTGATCAGTGAAATCGAATACGTGCTGGATGACGCCGGCACGGTGGCCAACATCGTGGTAGGCCCGCCGGATGGCTTCGACCCCGAACCGAAAGACCCGCACAAGTCGCGCAAGCTCAAGAAGGGCGGCAAGGCCGACAACTTCGAATACCTGATCCCTGCAGACTGGAAGCCAGGCCCATGAAACCCATGAGAAATTTCCTCGCCCGGGGCGTCGTCGCCCTGGTCGATGCCGGCCGCAAGTTGCAAAGCCTGCAAATGCGCCTTACCGCCGACGAAGTGAAAGACGGCATGGAGCACTTCGAACCCTACGGCTTCACGTCCAACCCGCACCCGGGCGCCGAGGGCCTGGCGGCATTCCTGGGCGGTGATCGCTCGCATGGGGTGGTGATCTGCGTGTCGGATCGGCGCTTTCGCCTGCAGGGGCTGCAGAGCGGTGAAGTGGCCCTGCACACCGACGAAGGCGACGTGCTGCATTTCAAGCGCGGCCGGGTGATCGAGGTGCAGACCGCGACGTTTCGGGTCAAGGCTGAAACGGCGGTGGAGTTCGACACACCGCTGATCAGCACCACCGGCCGCATCGTCTCGGACGGCGACCAGATCGCCGCCGGCGTCAGCACCTCGCTGCACGTACACGAAGGCTCGGACAAGAAACCGGTTAAGGGGGCCTGACATGCAGCTATTCAGCGATGACGGCTCGGAACAGGCCTGGCAGCGCGCCGTGGTGATCAGCCTGCTGACCTGGCGGCGCGCCGAGGATGGCGACCCACTGGACGACGACCAGCGCTATGGCTGGTGGGGCGACACCTTCCCCACGGTCGAGCGCGACCGCATCGGATCACGCCTCTGGCAGCTGCGCCGGCGCACGCTGACCGACGACACGGTGCGCGACGCCGAAGCGTTCGCCCGCGAGTCGCTGGCCTGGCTGAACGATGACGACCGGGTGAGCGACGTTACCGTAACGGCGTCGCGGGAGGTCACCCGGCTGAACCTGCAGGTAGTGCTGTCGATGCGTGATGGCTCGGTGATCGATGTTCAACTAGACAAGCTGTGGCAGGTGATCAATGCCGTTTGAAACCCCTACGTTGCCCGCGCTGATCGCCCGGGCGCAGTCCGACCTGTCCGGTGGTAGCGCGCTGGTGCGCTCCGACGCCGAAGTGCTCGCCCGCGTCCTGGGCGCCGCCAGTTACGGGCGTTACGGCCATCAGCAGTACATCGCCGACCAGATCCTGCCGGACACCGCCGACGAAGAAACGCTGTTGCGCATGGCCCGAGCACGGCTCAAACGTGACCGCCTGGAGGCGGTGACCGCTACCGGGTCGGCTGCATTCACCGGCGCGGTGACCGCGCTGCTGGACGCCGGCACGCTGCTGCAGCGCGATGATCAGATGCTGTTCCGGGTGCGCACCACGGTCAAACTGACCGCCACCACGGGGGTGGCCGAGATCGAGGCGCTGGACGCCGGCGAGCTGGGCAACACGCCCGCCGGTACCCAGCTGCGCCTGGTCTCGCCGGTGCTGGGCATCAATGAGGTGTTTATGGTCGGCGCGGCCGGCCTCGCCGGCGGCACTGAGCAGGAGAGCATCGAAACCCTGCGCGCCCGGGTGATTCGCTCCTACCGGGTCATTGCCCACGGCGGCAGCAAGAGCGATTACGAAACCTGGGCGCTGGAGGTGGCCGGGGTGACCCGGGCCTGGGTCGTGCGGCACTGGCTTGGCCCGGGCACGGTCGCGGTGTTCTTCGTGCGTGACGGCGATGACGACATCATTCCGAACGCCGAGGCGCTGGCCACCGTGGCGGCCTACATCGAGCAGGAACGCCCGGTAACGGCTGAGGTTTATGTGCTGGCCCCGGTGGAAAAGCCGGTGCAGTACCAGCTGTCAGTGACGCCGGACAGCAGCGCCGTGCGCCGCGCTGTGGAAGCCGCCCTGATCGACCTGCACAACCGGGAGTCGGAACTGGGCGGCGACCTGCTGGCCACGCATATCGCCGAGGCCATCAGCGGCGCCGTGGGCGAGCGCGACCACCAAGTGCTTGCGCCGGCGGGCGACGTGGTGGCGGCCACTAACGAGCTGCTGACCTACGGGGGTGTGCTGTGGTCGTGAGAACGGTGGACGACTACCTGGCCCAGCTGCGCGCGCTGCTGCCCCCGGGGCCGGCCTGGGACCGCGAGTTCAACCCAGGCGTTGACCAGCTGCTGCAGGCAGCGGCCGAGGAGCTGGCCCGCGAGGACCTGCGCACCATGGCGCTGCTGGCCGAAAGTGAGCCGGCCACCGTGCGCGAACTGGTACCGGACTGGGAGCGGGTCATGAACCTGCCCGACCCCTGCATGGGGGAATCGCCGTCGTTCCAGGATCGGCAAGTGGCCGTGCGCCGGCGGCTGCTGGAAGTCGGCGGCCAGACGCCGGTGTACTTCGTGGAGCTGGCGTTCAGCCTGGGTTACCGGCAAGCCCGGGTCATTGAGCACCGGGCGCCGCGCTTCGGCCGGGCGCGCTTCGGCTCGGCCCGCTTCGGCACTTGGGGCGCGCAGTTCATGTGGACCCTGGAAACCGGCCCACGTCTGGCCGCCGGCCGTCGCTTCGGATTCAGTCACTGGGGGCAAACCTTCGGCGGCGCCTCGAATGGCGCCCTTGAATGCCTGGTCAGCCGATCGGCGCCGGCGCACACACACGAAACCATCAATTACGGATAAGTACATGGATTACCCGAAAAGTACGCCCAATGTGGGCTTGGTCGGCGGCAAGTTCGTCGATGAAAATGCCGGTACCGGACAGCCTGGGTCGTTGATCCCGGCCAGCTGGGGCAACGCGGTCACCGATGAACTGTTGGCGGTGATCAAGGCGGCCGGCCTGGTGCCCAGTGAAGGCGACCTGACCCAGCTGCAGAAGGCCATTCAAAGCCTGGCGGCCAGCGACGTGAAACGCACCGTGCGGGTCGCCACCACCGGCGCTATTGCGCTGTCGGGCGGGCAGACCATCGACGGCATCATGGTTGGCACGGGCGACCGAGTGCTGGTGAAGGATCAGGCGGCCGCCGCGCAGAACGGCATCTACAGCGTTGTGACCGGCGCCTGGGTGCGCGCCCTGGACTTGAACGAGAGCGCCGAGTGCACTCCGGGCCACCTGGTACTGGTCGAGAACGGCACGGCCAACGCGGGGTCCATCTGGCAGCTGTCGAACACCACGTTGCCGACGCTCGGCACCACGGCCCTGGTGTATACCCGCATGTTTGGCAAAACCGGCGTGGCGGCTGGCACCTATCGCTCGGTGAGCGTCGACGTGCAGGGCCGCGTGACTGCCGGCAGCAACCCGACGACGGTGGATGGCTACGGGATCACCGATGCCGTTAAAACCTCAAGCGGCGTCAGCAGCGTGCCGGGAATTCGAGCGGGGGCGATGCGTGACCTGGCGGTGACGCAATTTGTCACGGCCGGGGAATCCACCACCGACAAGCCTGCAGGATTCAGCTATGGCTCTGGATTTCATATCCCTTATCCCGAAGGCAAGATGGGGTTTGACTTCCTGTCGGCCGTTGACAAAGAGGGATTCTTTGCCCGCAAGAATGCCCTTGATGGTACCGGCACCTGGCGTGAGTTGTGGCACACGGGCAACTTTGACCCGACGCAATACGCCACCAAGACGCAGATGGATACGGCGCTGAGCGGCAAGGCGAACACAGCCACCACGCTCGACGGCTACGGCATCACGGACGCGTACACGAAGTCGCAAATCAATAGTTCGCTGAACGCCAAGGCGAACGCCGCGACGACCCTGGGCGGATACGGCATTACCGATGCCTACACCAAAGCGCAATTGGATAGCTCGCTGGCATCCAAAGCGGCCAAGGCCACCACGCTGGATGGCTACGGGATTACCGACACGTACACCAAGAGCCAGATCAACAGCTCGCTGAACGCCAAATTCAACACGTCCGGCGGTCAATTGAGTGGCGCTGTAAATATCCAGGTGGGAGGCCAAGATTTTTCCGGGCCAGGTTTTACCGTAGCGAATCCTGTAACTGGCGGCTTCGCTGTGTTGGGGTTGTTGACCACCAACACCGCTGCGATGTTGGTCCATGGTCCTAATACCAATCTTCTGTCAGCGCGAAATGCTGCCGGAGGCGTCATCGATTTTGACGCGGGCACAGTTACCTCAAATGGGGCGGCATGCCATACGGCGCAGACCTTCCTAAAGCCCGCCGCCGGTCAATTTGTGGTGCTGCAGG